GTTGTATTTGAGCGCAATCTAAAAGTAAAAACAGTAAGGGAACTTCTCTGCCCAATAAGAAGAAGCGTAACCAAGCCCCGCGTAAGAGGGCTATAAGACCTAGAGCTCCCAAGGTTGCACCGTATCGTTTTGAGTTATCACATTGTGCAAAACTTTACGCCCAGGCAATCGCTAGGCCTTTTGATGTTAGTGGGTCTCCTTGCGTTCCATTTGCAGGGGGTCCAACTAGACCATCACAAAAATATTCCACACTATTGACAGGTGTTGTCACAATTGGTTCTGGGAATTTTGGCTTTGTCAATATTTACCCAACTTTGGCCCGAGATACAGTAGCAGTTGTAGCCACTAATTCGACCTTCACAGGTACGAACAATGCGGTTTCCAGTGCAAATACAGGTCTCACTGCCTATACCAATCCACAAGCAACGTAAAACTTGTCTCAACTCACTGACGGAAGTCCTCAACTCCCTCCTACAGTTCGAGGACGTATCGTTTCGGTGGGTTTACGCTGGCGTTACATAGGTACAAATTTGAATATGGGTGGTCGTGTGTTAGCTTTGGTTCATCCCGATCACAATAATTTGGAAAGTAACACTTATGTGACATTGGCGTCATTCAAAGAAGCCGTACACTTGCCTTGTTCCCGCAAATGGCAGGAGATGGTTATCTTTTCAAATCAGCCGTCTGAAATAGAATACCCCAATCTGTTGTCTTATGATGGTGGATACTTAGAAGCAATTCTAAGTGCGTATCCCCTATCCTCCACTCAGTTTGGTGGATATTATGCAACTCAGACAGTTTCACAAACATGTGGTGGATGTCCTATGACAGTGTTCTTTGAGTCTTCTTCCGCTGGTAACCAGTGGGAGTTTCAGGTAGTTTCACACATGGAGTTCGTTGGCAGTCTTGCTCAGCATGCATTGACCAAAAGTCACGCTGATGCCACTGGATTTTCAGTGATCCAAGAGGCAGCTAACAGCTCTTATTTGAACAGAGTGAAAACTATGGCCAACGAAGTGGCTAGTAGTTTTAACCAAGGACTTCAAGCAGGAATAAACTCATTGTCAGGTACAGCAGGAGCCGTTGTGGGTTCCTCACTGGGAAAGAAGATTATCGAAGTTGCCGCGAACGGTGACATGATTGAATTATATTAGGTGTTGTTGAGATCTTAGATTACATCAACATGATGTGTAATGTTGTTATAGCTTTTGTAGCGTTATATGGGCTGCATTTTCATGTTACAATGCGTAGTTCATGCACATCAGGTCAGCTAGAAATTCAAGTTGACTCCATTAATCCTTAATCTTAGTTAGGCTGTGTGCACCCGCAGCCTCGTCGGTCGGACGTTTAAAACGACCTCAGCTAGCTTGGC